GATGAATAGTAGGTCGATGACCCAGTGCAGCGGTTCGAAGTTGGCAATCAGCCACCCGAGTGCCAGATATGAGAGTATCAGTTCCATAGCTCAAAGATAAGTTTAAAAATCAATATGATAGCCACTGTGGTCACGAGTATCATCGTGGTGAGTGCTGCGAGGTATTCTTTGTCTGGTCTCATTGTTCTTCGTTTACTATTTCTAATCTGCCATTGATTGAATATCCAGTCAACCAAATCAGCTTTTCAAGGTGATATACCAAATCCTCAAGAGTTATATCCTCGTTGACGAACTCATAGCTGGCTTTATTGCCGTAGTGTGTTATTTCTATTTTCATTGTTCTTGTTGTTTAAAATTGTTGGAAAATATTACCTATCAATTTGACCTCATCAAATTCGTTTTCTTTAACAAGTTTTCTTAAATCATCTTGGTCATACTGATACTCTGTTGAAAATGTTGCTTCAAAATAATACCATTTACCATTAAGGTATAAAAATCTTGAAACACCACCTATAGTTTGCCCGATGTCATATACATCTCCATTTATAATTAATTCTTTCATTGTTCTTGTTGTTTAAAATAATTAATAATGATTCGTGTTTTACACATCCACAACCAACGCTTAAACTTCAACCATCTTCTTAACTTCTTATGCCAAGGGTCATCCTTTAATCTTTTGGCTGCTTCTTTTATCATTGTTCTTGTTTAAAGGTTACTTTTTCTAATTGTTCAAGTGTTGGGATTGCACAAGTGTAACTATCCTCACTTTTCTCTACTCGGTATTGTAGTTTTCCGTTTTTATGTCTCCTTGCTTGAAGCACATACTTATTACCCATATACCCTGTAGTTGATAGGTCTGTCCATTGACCCCAATTTCTATTAAATAGCTTCATTGTTCTTGTTGTTTAGTTTACATTTCGTGTTTACTTATGTGGCAATTTTTACCCCTTATCCTTGTCCAGTTTTTTGCTCAATAAACTTGACATCTGCCTTGAGCTTCTCAATATACAGCGTGGCATCCATCAGCTCTTCCTGGAGGTGATTCAGCCAATCGGTGAGGCTCAGGTCATCACGATCTAAAGTGCGCCCATATTTCTGGATGCCGAGCTGGCTGCGCTCATAATACTTGGACAATACCTTGAGAACGATTGGGTCTTGTATTTGCTGTTCCATTAGTCTGTGTTTTACAATGTGATTGGCTACATCTTCAATATAATCGTCAAACCAACTCATATCAGTTAAGGCTTGACCATTGTTCATAAAATTCCTCTGGAGTCACTTCAGAGATGTGCACCTCATCCGAAAAGGTGAGCACGATGCAAGTGTTGACACCTGGCATCATATTGAATAAGTCGTGCACCCTTGCAACCAAGCTATCAAGGTTGTCATTCTTGGTTCCTATGTATGCGATAAAGTACTTCATTTCATCAGAAAGTTGAATGCTTGGATATAGAACTCATCTCCCACTCCATTGCCTCTCATAAATCGATTGACGGTGTAGTAATTCAGATTCATATCCTCGGCCAGGTGAGTCATCCGATATCTCTTGGAGAGTCGGGACCTCAACTCTTTGTGGATGAAGTCCCGAATGTTCTCGCCATCAGAAAGGTAAATCGTCATCGATTTCATCTTCAATTGGTTTTGATGGTGCTGTTGTTGCGATGCGGATATCCCAAGCATTGAGGCTGACATAATATTTGCCATTGTACTCTCTGCCTCGAAGGTCAAACTTGACCTCACATTCTTGACCGACTTTGGCTCCATCAAGGAATCTCACTCGCTCATTGACAGCTTGGAATTGTACCAGCTGCGGATACTTGTCACCGATTGAGAGCACGAACTCTCTGATGTTCATCTTCTCACTCACTTGTTTGGCTTCACCGAGTAGGTGAATAGTGCCTTTTGCTTTTAGCTCTTCCATTTTTACTTATTGTTTAATCGTTCATAATATTCATGATATAAATCTGATGCTTCCTTCAATCGAGCAATCATCTTCTCCTCAAGCAACTCATCTCTGTCAAACCAAAGGGCTGTGATTCTTTTCTCTGGCGCATGGTGGTCAACTCTATGGAGCTGGAGGTTCTCGTATTCGTTTAGGAACTCATCCCAAGTGGTGACCATGCAGTATACAAGCTCGGCACATGGTTTGTCATAGAGCATCATGTAAGCACGCAGCTGCCATTCATACTCTGGCTTATAGGCATCCTCTTCAAATTCTGGGAATGTATCGAGTGACCACGATGTTTTGACATCGATGATGCGGTCCTCTGTTACGATATCAGCCGTACCAATGAGATAGTCATTCTCGATGGTCACTTCATTCTTTGTGTACTGTGTGAATCGCACAGAGTTGAGCAGAGTGATTGACTCCAGCTCTTGCTCTCTACCCTTCCAGATGTATTTGTTGTTGAGTTCTGTGGTGTAGTTGTAGAAATCTTCCTTTGCACACTGCTTGATATAGCTCTTGGCTGTTTCTCCGATGCTGTCCTTGGCTCTGCCATTGGTCATCAGCTTACCTATTTGCGATGGATGCCATTTCATAGTGCGAGCATTTTAGATTGAGCTTCAGTGAGTGCATAGTTGGCAGCCAACTGTTGTGCTGTGTACTTGCCAGCTTCGATTGACTCCAGGGCTTTCTTGAAGCGGTTGTCATCGATTGTTGGCTTTGATGCTGCACCTTGAGCGGCTGTGTTGCCATCATCGTCCACAGCTTGAAGTGATAGAAGTGACTGCAATGTACCTCTTCTGAAATAAGTGACGGCAGCGAGCACCTTTTGTGGGTCTGTGATGACCGGAAGACTCATGAATGACTCGATGACCTCACCAGAATCGATGTCGATGATACGAGTCACCACATCATTGCCAACCACTGGCTGCAATAGTAGCAGTCCATGCTCGTGGAGAATAGGCTCCACTGTTGTGAGCAGCGCATTGATGTCAGCATAGCTCTTTTTGAAATGAGGATTCGTTGCATTCTTAGCAACCTTTCCAATCTGCTGCTTGGCAGCGTGCAATTTTTGCCAAATGTTCATTGGCTCGAGTGTAGCCTCCGCTTTTTTTGTAGTCATAAATTGTTGTTTTGGTTCGTAAATATACGCTTTTATTTGATTGATTCGCAAAACTGCTCATAAAAATTTAAGAATCCTTCAAAATCTTTTGCAATAACATATACACCACCAGCCTCTTCGATTGCTTTCTGGTATGCTTTCTGCGCATCTGACTGCCTATCCTTGCCATACTTTACCTCAATCTTGACTGAGCGGCCCTTGATCGTGGCCGAGATATCTGCCGAGCCTGGTGTGCCGGTTCCCTTGGTCCACTGTCCACCGATGGCTACTCCATCTGTGCGGTATTTCTTGCGATACACACCCATCGTATTGATTCGCTCCGCTTGGCATCCGCTGAACTGAAGGAATGCGATGATTGACTTGGTCAGTGCATTGGCTCCGTTGTCATTCCATTGGTCAAGGGCAATCAGGTGCGGTGGAATGGTTGGGTACTTTTCCATCTTGTGCTTGAGCTGGAGGTCTTTGAGTAGTTGTCGGTGTTGTCGTGTCATTGGTTTATTGTTTTTTCAGATTCTTTCAATAGCTCCAGTGTTTTTTCAAAGCCAATAATTTCAACAACCTTTCCGATAAATAGCTGCCTTGTTAGCTTTTCTTTTTTTTCCATTTCTTTGGCTTCTGGTATCAATTTATTTATCCAGATATCAAGTTCTGAATCTGGCTCAAACCAAACTTCTTTTTTGAATTCAGTTAGAAACCATGCGAGGGCTGTCTTTTTCATTGCTTTGCTTTTTCGTTTAACTCATCCCAAATGTCATCAGCTTCTGGAGTCGGTTTGGGAGTTCCCGAATCGAGAATGAAATATCTGCCGTTGTGATTGCGCCCTTTGGTGACGTTGTAGCCTTTATAATCAGCATACGACTGCACCCATTTTAGGAATCTGCGTGGCTCGAGCTCCTTGAATGAGGTGAATTCGGAGGTGAATTCCTGAATCTTGGTGCCATTGTAGTAGTAAACATCAAGAGCGAGATTGCCTTCTTCAGCCCAATCAAAGAAGTCCTTGCACGTTGCCTGGATGAGTCGCTTGGCATCTGCGTTGATGCTGATGGCTTTCATCAATCCATTTGTCAGGTACTTTTGTAGGTTCTTCACCATGTAGTTATCAAACTTCAACCAATCCTCATCGGTCCAAGAGTCGAATAATAGCCGACCATACTCATCGAGTGGGCTGCGCTTGCTATGGAAGTACTGATAGAACTCAAGCTCGTGACGTCTGCGGTCATGAGATGACCCAGCACCACTGATGACATAGTTGGTTGTGATGACAATCTTTGGTGATCGATTGAATGGTATGAAAATCTCATCCTTGTTCTTTCGGTTGACGGTGATTCCCTCAGTGATGAGGCTGAAGAGCTGCTCGAAGTCGAATGCTTTGCGCACGTCATCGAATGCAAGTATCTGCGTGTCCAGGTTTACTCGCTGATAAACGAAATCAGACTTGGATGGGTTGAAGCTCTTGCCATCAATCTTGACTACTCTGCGCAGATTGCCGAGTGCTGCCAACATCAGTGACTTTCCAGAGCCACCATTCGGGTTGTCATCGATTTCTTGGTCATTGAAGATGATTGCTTTCTGGTCAGTCTTATCTTTGAAGGTGTGCATCAAGTAGCCAAGTGTTGTCTCAAGTGCATCCACTCTGCCGCTGTCATCTGCTGATACCTTGCTGACGAAATCTTGAAAGTCATTGACGCACTCATCCAGTAGAGTGAAATCTCGCTCGATGATTTGATTCTCCCATATGTAGCCATCCACATCAATGTAGCTCTTGAGCTCCACTTTGCTCTTGGATATCTTCGCCACACCATTCTTGAATGGGATATAAGATGCATCCTTGCTATCTTGAAGCATCAGTATATTGATGCTGTCAATCATATTGATGAAGTTCTCATTGAATAGGAATGCATTCCTGGAGCAGTAGTTCCACACATCCATCTCACCCTTGCCTTGGAGATAGTTGAGCACAAAGTCCTTGATTTGCTCCGCTGATGATATCTTAACCTTGTTCTCTTTGACTCTCACAAAGGTCGGTTTCTCAGCATTCTCAGGATAGTATTTGTTGAAGCCATTCTTGACCAAGAATTCAGCGTAATTTGATGGCTGTATCGTGATACCACCCTTCTCATTGACCGACCAAAATATATCATCACCGGTATGAATCTCTTTCTTGATGTCCTCAATGACATCCTCTCTCACGTTCAGCTGCTTCTTGATGTCATCATCTGTGATGCCGCTCTTGAGCTTCTGTCGTACCTTCTGAAAGGTGTCTTTGTCCTCGAAGTACTTGATGCCGTAGGAGGCTTTCTTGTATGCCGAGCGCACGGTTGTGACCATCTCTTGCTCGCTGAAGCTGGAGCCTTGAGCATACTTGGTCCAGATGTACTGCTCTGCTGTATCCTTACTGATGCCATACTCGCAGAGCACTGCTGCCAATTTAAACACGAATTCATTGCGGCTGCCCTCCACGAATTGACAGCCATGGTCGAATCGCTCAATGAGGTTGATGATTTTGTCCTCATCGGATAGGATGCAGATGGGAGTACGCTCGGTGTAGCTAAAGCCTTGGTCTTGCTCGATGCCTTCGAACACTTGGCAGAACTCATTGAAGTAGATGTCAGGGTCATATGATTCGAAGCATACTCGGCTCACGTTACTATTCTTTGTGTCGAAGTATTCGCTGTCGAAGTACTTGCCGAATGCTGTGAATCTGCGCTTGTGCTCTACCTTGTCTGACTTTGGGATTCTGATGACAGCTTTCAGCCCATTCCCAGATGGAGAAGTGAACACCATCATCACATGGGGGTCAGCAATCAGTCGCTTTCTTTCCTCCATCATCAGCTTCTTGGTTGGATATTGGTCGAAGTCTAAAATGCACAGACCAGAATGCTCGACAAGACTGCTGTCATTGCGCTCGGTGAAGGTCCCATTGAACATGATGGCATTCAGTGATGACTTTAGGCGGTCATGCTCGGGGTCAGCCTTCTCAAGTGATCGTATTGTTGTCACTTTTTTGATGAGCTCTGGGTTGCCGAGTCTGATGCGGTTGTATACCTCTTGAATGGACAGTTCAAAAGGGGTCTCTTTGATATTAAAGAGTGATTTAAAGATTGATACTTTCATAAAGGTTGTTTCATTTTAAATTTGTTTTTGATTCTAATCTTTTTTAATCTTTTTTTATTGGCTTCATTTTCTATCTTGGTTACCCATCTCAAATTCTCAAGACGGTTGTCGTCCCTTATTCCATTAATGTGGTCACATTCCATTCCTTTTTCAGGCATACCAACAAAAGCCATTAACACTAAACGATGCACATCAATTTTAATTGATTTTCCATTTTCTCTCAAATCCAAAAATTTATATCCTTTTAATCTCGTTTGTTGTTTTAAGATTATAGGTTCATTTCCTTGTAGAGATAATACTCTCCCATCTCTACTTACAAAATAGGATGTAAATTCGGGAATTGGTTTCCAGATTTTTTTCATTTGTCGAAGTCTTAAAATAAAAAAGCCATCTTAAGTCCACAGCCTTCGACCTCTGTTTCATTAAAATGGCTTAATAATACCTTATGGTCTTATAATGTCGAAGGAGACCTGTACAAATATAACGAATGAGTGCTGAAATGGTTGCATTTGTTAAAAATTACTTGTGTTTTGTTTATAAACGTGACGCTAAATGACAAAACGTGACGATGTGAAAAATGCTAAATTATTGAATATCTGTATTTTGACCTATTTCGTGACGCTGACGCTTGATTTTTTTTTGCTCTTGGTGTGTTTGCTATCTCTTCAGTAATCGGTACAATAGAGAATCCGTCACATCGTCACACCATACACACCTTTTTTGATGTCATCCTGTATCTTTCTCATCTCCCAAAATGACTCACACTGGAGCACATCGAGCATGATATTTCGGTCAACCAAATAGTCCAGTGCTGTGTATTGCTCAAATTTCTGACGTAGGTCATCGGTCATGCGAAGGAATAGGCGGTCTTTCTTCCATTCTTTTGCTTTTTTCGAACCATGCACAACTGTTGAATGGTCCATATTAAAGAGCTTGCCGATTTCAGTCATTGTGAGCTTGTGAGTGCGAAGGAATTCAAATAAATAGTATCGCTGGTACACCTTGTGACGTGCACGGTTGTCGGCACCAGGTTTGAATGCCAGCTCTCTTGCCTCGATTTCTTCTTTTACTTGGTCAATTAGTTCTTGTATTGTCATTGTTAAAAGTTTTGCTCCACCCATTGGCGAAATGATTGTTGTATTTCAATTTGTTGCTGGAAGATATCCATGTTGCCACCTTCCAGGATGGTTGCATCCACTCGCTGAATCTCTTGCAGTAGCATATTGGCTTTCTGCTTGATGACTCGCTTGAATACACCTTGATCGTTTAGGTCTTCGATGAAGTCACCGAGCACTGGAAGCACCCCACAGAGTGCGAGAAGTTTTTGTTCTCTTGTCATATAAGCCAAATTTTTAAACGTTCAAAAAAGTCAATAGGATTCTCAAATTTCACACCTCTTATTGATGACATCCATTCATCATCAGCATCAAGATTCATTCTCATGAAATCCATATCTTTCTCAATAGTGCTTTTGCAATAATTGGCACACAATTTATCATTGACTTTTTTGACTATATCTTTTGTGTCATGATATTGGCAGTCATTCATGATATCAAAAATTGTTTTAATTCGTTGCAGCTGTGGTATTCTCATAGCGGTGTTACTTTAAATTTTCCATCATTGAATCGACCCGTCTCAATCAGGTCCATCTTCTTCCAGTATGCCAATGACTTGCTGGTGAATATCCACTCCTGAACTACTGCGAGCCCGATGTGGTAGGTTAGTTTGAATCTCATATCTTTTCTAATTCTTGTTTAACTTTTTGCCAGTACTCTACTTGTTGAGGGAATACCATGTGTGGGTTTATATTTAATAGCAATTCTATACACTCATAAACTGCAATCAATGCACATTGCCTTGCAATATGTACATTAAAGCCATGATTAACACGCAAATGTTTTAATATTAAATCTCTTGCTTTTTCTTTTGGTGTCATATCTCTTGCATTTTGATTTCACAAATTCGGTTGTATAGATCGTGGTTGAATGATGTCCAGAATCTATTCACTTGGTAGTGGTTAAACGAACCAATCAAGCTCATCCTCGTTGATGGCTTCGACATAGGCTTGCTCGAAGTAGCATTGCTCGTAGAGCTTTGCGAGGTATTCATCGCATTCTTTTGTTTGTTTAATTGTAAGTCCTTCATAATAGTGTTTTTCTGTTATTTTATAATCGCCATAAGAGTCACCCACTTTGATGACATAGTTTGCCATGGTTGTGCCATTCGTCTCGGTATCACCCACATCTTCGAATTCAACGAATAAATCAACGGCAGCTTCGCCATATATCTTGATGCACTGGTGGTCACGGATATCGATTGTAATCATTACTTATTGTATTTATCGTTGTACACATGGTTGACGTACTTATCAAAAGAAGCTGGCAGCTCGTAGCTCTTCTCATGATAGATTTGTTGGTCGATGGTTGGATGGTCCATCACTGGTCTTGATACGGTTGTAGAAAGCCAGAATAGGAATGCGAGTCCAGCTACCATAACAGCGGCACCACCAAGGGTGTCACGCTGGTCTTGTGTTAAGCTCTTAATTGTTTTCATTTTCTTCGATTGTTTGTAATAATTCAAAAATTGACCCCCAAGCACCAGATGCGTGGCGAGTGTGGTTGTTCTCTGAGCCGTAGATGCTCTTGCATTCTTGCAGATTTGCATACAGCTCTTTTTCTTGTCTGCGGATAAGGTCGATAATTTGTTCTTTGTTCATGGTGTTTAAATTATTTGTTATTAAAATTTATAGCCGCATAAAATTTCTACAACCTTGTCTTTAATTTTGAATGTGTAATTTCTTCGGTCATTGGTAACACCGACACCGTTTATTTGCCAATCAAAGTACAAAGCATTTTCATTAATCAATTTAAGATATGCGCTTTGCACAATGCAAAATAGTGTGTGACTTACTAAATTCTTATCGCCACCTTCGATTGAGCATTGACGAGTTTTCTTATCGATTACATTGTAATAATTTCCTCTATTTACTATCTCGTATTTTTGAGATACCTCTAAAGCAATTTGCTTAACTTGACCTAATGTAATTTGTTTTTTGTCCATAATAAATTGTTTTTGTTTCTGCGAATATACGCAACATTTGCAAATATGTTCACTTTTCTAAACAAATTTTTTATTTTTTTTCACATTTATTTTTGGAGCGTAAGGTTTTACCCTGATTTTATGCCAAATTCCGTAAGGTTTTACCCTTATTTTGTGACATATATTATGCAGAAACTCGGTATTTTGCCGTTTATGTATGTTATAACTAACAAAAAAGGGAGCCCGTGAGCTCCCCTAAAACAACGTATTATGAATACGGATATAAAGTTACAAAGGAAATTTCATTGAGTCGATAGACTTGAAGGTTTTTTTCACTCCATTTGATTCGTGTCTTGCACATTCAATGGTAAGGATGCGCCCTCCAGTTGGCTTCACCGGAGCACCACGCTCAACGTGCCATCCTTTTGAGCCATCACCGTACTCTTCTTTGTAGGTACCAGTGAGCATGAGATGGATGTCTTTGTGATGGTGGCGATATCCAACTTTTGAATGGAAGGTAACGGTGTCACGCACATCATTTCTGGCAGCATTCTCGTGGATGTGACCCATGGTGAACACATCGAAGTCCTCATACATCTCAAGAGCACGAGTCAAGTTGAGTGCTCCTTTGGTGACTACACCTCCACCACCTGAGCCGTGAAAGTATTTGATTTTGGTGCTCATCTGCACGTTGCCAAGGAATATCTGTTTGATGATAAGCCAGCCACCATATCCACCAGTGAATACATTGCTGCCAGCTTTGTAGTTCAGTAGGTCAACGAATCGCTGAAGGAGGTCGGTTTCTTGCCATTTAATGACAGCGGTCTCGTGATTGCCGTATCCGATTACCGTCAGGATGTGAGCATACGGCAGAAACCACTCAACAGCCGTCTCAACCACACTATCCAAGTACTTTGCATTGTTGTGCTCTGGTCGGATGTCAGATTTGTTCCCTCTGCGATCACCTTTGCCTTGCATCAGGCAGAACATATCGCCATTTATCATCACCGGGATGTTGTGCTCAAGACAATAGTCGAGGTCACGCTTGAGAATATTCCAGTCGCTTTTTGGATTGTCCCAGTGGATGTCTGACAGCATCGCTATCTTCACAAATTGACCCTCAAGCTGAAGCTCGTGGATGTTCTTTGCGTGCTTTTTTAATATCATAGATTGGTTTTTGAGTATCTGAAGAGGTACATTGTAGCCATCCCAACCACAAAGCCGAGAATCAGCACCCAAAAAACGGGCTTATCTTTCTGTGATTTGTACTTTGCCACCTCAATCTTCTGCACCTGGCGAATGGTGTCACGCTTGAGCTTATATTCAATGCGAGTCTGCCACCTTGTTTGTGGTACATAAGATGTGTTGTAACGCACGATTGTATCCTTGGTGGTGTGATAGTATTCATAGACAATCTTATTGTCTACAATCACGGGAAAAGAGTCCACTGACGTGATGCGGATGGTATCAGCCACGCTGTCGCAGCGATATCCTTTTTTAATCGCCTTATTTATATGGTAATTAACACCGCAAGATGTCGCAAATATTGTCACAATTAGTGACAGAATGGTGACTTTAGAATTCATTTATCAGACAATAAGAGGTGAATTTCTGTGGTTTGCAGAGCTTGATGAACTCTTTGTATTTGGTGACGTTGTTGACCACTTGGCAACCAGCTGACCACCAACCAATGGAAGTGCCCGATGCCTTGCTCAAGTCGTATGTGTTGGGATGAAAGTTGATGCCGAAGTATCCGGTGTCGAGTGTGCCTTGCTCTTCGCTGTTGTCATCCTTGTCGGTATCACGATACACCTGTACAGCGGCTCCAAGCTGGAGCAATGCATCGACCTTGCCATTGTGCTTGCCGAACTTCCAAACATCATAGTACCATTGGTCGGATTTGAGCACAGCTGCGCCCTTCTTGTTGACCTTTTCGAACTGCTTGAGAGTCGGTGTTCCTGGATTGGTGGTGCCAGATGTCACCCAGATGAACTCCTCGCCATGGAATAGGTAGAATTTATCATCGAAGCTGTTGGCTGTATCCTCATTCGAGCGCACTCCGAGAATCCAGTGCCCTGATGGAATGCCAATATAGTTGTGAAGTGACTTGACTCGCTCGAGTAGTTGCTTGTCGTTATACGTTTGGACCATCTTTTATTGTTTTATTCCATACGGTGAGCCCGATGGC